ACCTTTTGTAACTTCTTTTACTTCGTGAGGAAACATAAAGTTAGAAGGAAAAACAATAGCAGAACCTTGTACTTTTTCTATATATTTGTCACCACATAAAACAAAATCACCACCTTCATAATCATCATTTAAAAATATTAAAGATGTAAGATGTGGGTATCCTTGTTTTTGACCATGACTATGATGTATATTATCTATATGACTTTTCATAAAACCACCTTGACCATATCGGTTTATTCTAAAGTCAGTATATTCTGTTGACTTAATTTGTTTATGGAAATATGTGTAATCATCTATACAATATTTAAATGTTTTTTCTATATCTTTATAATATGGTAGAGGTGAACCTATCCAATATTCTTCCATAGAAACTTTAGATGTTCCTGTATTACTTGATGTTGTTGAAAATGTAGATTGTTTCCATTTTGCACCTATGTCAAAATGTTTTATAATATCATTACAAGTTTTACTATCCATCGCTTCAGGATAATAAAATATATAATCAGATAGTTGCTGATTGGAATTCATGGTGTTCTCCTACTTGTCCTTTGATTTGAATATTCCACGCTATACTTATGCGTTTAGTTTTAGACTTATTTTGTTGAACCCAATGTGGTAACCAAGATGGAAAAATTACGGCTCTATTTTGTTTAGAGGCGTAACTTAATAAACTTGAATTGTTTAGTGTAGTTTGTTTTTTTCTAGGTACTAATACATCTGCAGCTGGTCTTGGATCGTGAAAAACTATACTTGCTTTTTGGTCAGATTGTAAATAATATGTACCACTTAAAAAATTATTAGAGTGTGTATGCATAGGATGATGTTCAGTATCCTTTAATACATTTGCCCACATATCGGTTATTGTAATATCTTCTACTTTGTAATCTAATTGTTCTATTATTCTTTTACTTGTTAGTATAATTAAATCTGCAAAAAATTTAAACTCTTTTTGTTTATGTAAGTTTGCTGATTTAGTTTGCCAATTATCATCATAATCTCTTTTAGACCATAAATCTGAAATATATTTTTTCATACCTTCTATTCTTTCTTTTTCAGCATTAGTTGCTGTTGGTATAAAATCATCTATAACAAACAGATTAGTATAAAATATCTTTTGATGATCCATTATATTGCTCCGCTAGTAAACTTTTTCCATTCAATAGCATTCTTAATTAAAAATGTTCGATTGTTTATACTTCTTAAAACTTGTTCAAGATACTTAACTACCTGATTAAGATATGCGGCTTTTTGGTCTGCCTTTTGTAATTCATCATCTGAGTCCATATAGATATGAACATCTGCTTTTAATACTTTTAAATCGAAAGGTTTATCTTTATATACACTAGGGTCTGCTTTACCTGTATAGTATTCCCACTTTTCTCTTACAAGAGTTTTATGGTCATATTCTGCCTTCTTTAGTAATAAAGAAAACTTATTAAAATGTTGTAAATATTTGTTATGCAATAAAGGTATCTTAACTGATTCGGTATCTAGTTCCGTGTCATCAAGTTTAAAATCTTTATCTACTGATTGTTGTAATTCTTCTAATGTCATAATCTATATATTATATCACCTTTTGGGTGATTTGTCAATGGTTAGGTAGTGGAAATCTGTATTATTTCATAGTACATATAAGCAAAACTTACTGTCGCTTGCAAGTAGTCAACATCATTCATTTTAACATCATAATTTAAACCACCAAGATTTGTTGGATATAAGTTTTGAAATCGTATTTCTGTCTTAGCAATATTTTTACTGTTTAAAATTGTTAGTGTGGCGTCTGAATATGTGCCTCCTTCATCAAGAGGTTTTGGTACAGCGAGACCTGGCACAGCAGCGCCTGCTGTTGATCCTGGAAATCTATCTTGACCTGCAGTTTGTAAATTTTTAAACTGGTCATGTGATTGTGGAAAACCTATACCAATTATCCAGTCATGTATTTCTTTGTAGTTGTTTAAGTTTTCATCTACAAGAAATGTCATATCCAGACTACTATAAACAACTTTATCGCCTGGGATTGATATATCTTTTAGTGGTGTGGCAAAGGTTGCGTCACCTAATGATATACCTGGAACATTTGCTGTCTGGCAAAAAAACTCAACCTCTGGTAACTTTGTGCATTTAAACCTAAACTGAATAGGACTTGCATAGTCCATTTTTTCAGGTGCTCTTAAATTTACATTTGTTTCTGTCATACTACTATTTATAATGGTTTTTTACCAAAAAAAAAGGGGCGAAACGCCCCCCTTTTTCTCGTCTTTTATAAAAGTAAAATTACATAATGTTTGTAACTTTAACTCTACGATAATAAACATTTTGGTTACCAGCTGCAGGTGATGTTAAATCAATTGCACCAAGACCGTTAGATGTTGCGAAAGGATTAGCAACCATACCATATCTAGTTTTGAAACCAATTTTTGGTTGGAAGCTGTCTTGTCCAACTGCTCTCACCATTTGTAGTGGAACATATGGGCAATAGAATAATCCTGAATCATAAGGTGAAGTACCTTTGTATCCAGCAACATAGAATTGAGAAGCAGCAACATTCGCTGAGTATGGGTCAACATACACTTTGAATTTACCGTTAAGAACACCAGCAAAAGTATTACCAGTATCATCAACATTTAGGTTTGTTGCTAAAGCAGGAGCGTAATCTAATACACCAGCCATTTGAAGAGCAGAAGCTACATCAGCAGAGCATAGTATTATATTACCTTTACCTCTACGAGTTTGTTGACCAATAGCATTGGCATCTCTCTCTAATTGGTAAAGAAGTCCTTTGAATTTCTCTACTGACCAACGACCATTTGAATCTGTGTCAAGGTCGAAGATACCTGCAGTAGTAGTGTTCACTTGAGCACCAGCTTTTGCAGTTGTGTAGATAGTTCTAACTACTTCACGGTTAATCTCAGCAAGAATCTCGCTTGATAAGATGTTAGCAAGTTCTGTTTCAGCGTCTAAACCGTGGATTGCTTTTAAGTCTTGAGCAAGTTCCATTGTATATTCCGCTTTTAGAGCTCTTGATTTTGCAGTAACAGTAACTTTGTCGATTGAGAAAGCCATTTCAGCGAACTCATCAGTTCCGTCACCTAGTGTTTCTGCTTCTGCTGTTGACATACCAGAACCAGTAGTATAAGTACCAGCAGATGGACTGTCATTTAATGTTGCAGGGTTAGAACCTGAATGAGAATCAGGTGAACCTGTATCAGACGCAGCATCTTCAGCAGCGAAATCAGAATCAGCTTCATCAAATAGTGCTTCAGCACCCGCTTGTGAACCATATCTTGATTTCATAGCAAAGATTAGTCCAGTTGGACCAGTCATTGGTTGTACGCCACAAATATCATAAGCGATAAGATTTGGCATAGCTCTTCTAACTAAAGATATTAATACTGGATCCCAGTTATCAACACTAGAGCTAGTAGAGTTAGTAGGTGCAGCCTCAGCCATGAAACTAGCATCTTCTCTAACTGCTTTTTCTTGGTTTTCAAGAATAACAGTTGTAACAGCTCTCTTATAAGAATCTTCGATTTTTGGCAAATCTGGATGCTCTAGGACTGGCTGCCACTTTTCTTGTAAATTTTCAGTAAGATACATTTTTTATCTCTCCTATTAATTGTTAATTTAGTGTCACCCTTTAAGCTTTTAACGCTTTAAGGTTTTTTGAAATAGCGGCCGTGTATGCAGCCATAGCATCGGACTTACCAGCGTCAGCAGGTATGTTCGCCGCCACAGAATCAACCTCATCCGTAGATGTTGCTTCTTCTATTTTAGTTTTAGGGAAGTAAGATTCTTTAACAGTTTCTAGTTTTTCCTTAAATTTTGGTGCGCTGTCAAACTCAACATTTTCAGCCATTTTAGCAAATTTTTCTTTTTCTGTTTCCGCTAAGTCAGCAGATACATCATTAATTAAAGTTGCTTTTTCAGATTCAGAAACTTGTTTGCTCAGATTTACATTCTTTTCAATCTGTTCATTTAGTTTACCTTCTAAATCTTTAACTTGATTTGTTAAGTCGTCAAGCACATTGTATTTTTCTTCAGGAACTTCAATGTAATGTTCCTTGAAAAGACCTTTAAGTCCAGTAATGAAATCTTCAGCAATCTCGGTACGAATACCTCTTTCTACTGCTAATTCATTTTCTTTCATCCATTCTTCAACAACATAGTTTAGGTATGAATCGACTTTTTCGACCATAGCTTCTTTTACTGTTTCTTTTTCAGCTGAAAGTTTTTCTTCATACTGTGCTTCAAGGATCTTTGTCTGTTCTTGTATTCTAGTCTTAACAGCAGTTTCAAAAATAGTCGCAGCCTTTTCCTTGAATTCCTCAGATAAGTCAGCGTCCGTAGAAACTAATGCTTTAACATCATCAGTTAGGTCAATTTCCATTTCAGTAGATTCTTCTTTAGTTTCAGCGATTTCTTCGCCTTTTACTTCAGCTTCTTCTTCTTTAACAGAAGCGCCAGGTTTGTGGTCTTTTGGTAAAGAACCATCTTTAGCGTCTTTATTAACCTCATCTGATACTTTTTTAACCTTTTTCGTTGCGTCTGGATTACTGTCAGTAGGTTTAACTACTGGAGCACCCAAATCTTCAGCGTCATTTTTAAGGTGAGTAGGCTCAGCAGGTTTAGCATCCTTATTAGCAGGATTTTGTTGCTCTTCTACTGCTTCTACTTCTTTCTTAATTTCGGTTTCAGACATTCGGTCTCCTTTAAAAATTAATTAATTTTTCAGTTACTATTATTTATACAAAATACTATCTCAAACCCTCGCAAATCAAAAATATTGCGTAGGTTTTGTTATAGTTTTGTTATAAAGTCTTTGAAGATATTAGATTTAACCGTTGCCAGTTCTTCTCGCTTAGTTCTCTCTATTTCTTCTTTGTATTCTTCAACGGTTTTACTTTTCAGTACGCCATTGTCCCATACCCATTCTTTGCCTTCCATAATGCCCTCTACGAAAGCGTCAGGCGCTGAAGGATCTGCAACTATATCAGCTGCTGTCGCAAGATAAAAGTCTTTTCCAACAACATTTCTTCCTTGAGATTGTTGAATTGAACCCATACCTCTTGATGATACGCCTAGTTGAGCACCTTCGTCAATTAAATTTTTAACGATTTTACCGTAAGGAGTATCCATTACTTTTGCTTCACCAATAAAGTTTTTACCTTCTGGTTTCAGACTAGTAATCATGTGTGAAACACGCTCAAGATTAACTGTTGGTCCGTCAGGATGTCCTAGTTCTCCGAAAGCACGCTTCTTGTTTATAAATTCATTTGAGTATCTTTTAACTTCTTTAGCAAGAGTTTCTACTGGATAGACACGACCATTACGGTTCTTAATATCCGCTTGCATAAAGACACCTTTTATCTTGTATGACTTACCACCGTTAGCGGTTGCTTCTGTCAATACTTCGATATCTTCAATTGTTTCTGTAATTAGTTTCATCTCTCCACCTTCTCTTTTTTATTATAGACTTTATCTACAATTCCTTTTTTAATTTCTTCTCTTTTTAGTCCATACTTTTCAGCAAATGCTTCTTTAAACTTATCTGCTAAATCAGACTTTGATTTTGTTCCTACAATTCTTTCTAAAATTGCTCTTGTCTTATCGCCTTTTGCCATTTATCTAACTTCTACTATAACGGTATAATTATCACCTGAAACAAAACCTTTTGTTGATAATAAAATATCACCTGCAGGACTTGTATTTGCTGTTAGGGTTGCATTATTAGGAATACTATTACCTGCTGTATAGTAATCGTGATATCCTGCACCAGAAAAGAATCCTATTGTTGCATTTGCAGCACTAGTGCCACTTCCTGCCCACAATAATTCTACTCCTGATTTACCATTTGTAGTATTTACTGACCACCAAATTTTTGCAACAGTTTTCGTTGCGTCCTCGGTCATAAATGTTAATGCACTAGCATCCATTTTTGTTACAAGTGTTTCACCTGAACCATCACTTATATTAGTAAATTTCATAACAGTTTTTGTTCCTGTCGTATCTACTAAAGTTTGACTTGTTACAACATCAGCCATTAATTATTTCTCCTAAATTCTGTTACTAACAAATAACTCTCAACATTAGAGTCCGTTGTTAATAATACTTGTTTATCATCACCAAACTTTAACTCATTAGGTCGTAAACCATACTTACCTTTACCAGTTAAAGATAACTTATCCCCAAAACTCTCAACACTAATTGTTAGTGTTCCTGTGCCTTCTATCAAATAATAACACTCAATTAAACTTACTCGGGATTCGTTTGTCGCACCTGTAAGTTTTTCAGCATCAACCATTATCTGGTCGGTTTCACTTCCAACACCTGTTGATTTAACAATGTATTTGGAAGTGGTATCTACAACCTTTGTGTTCTTAATAGTCATAAGAAAATCCTATGCAGTAAATGATTCGTCTTTTCTTAATTCGATAAGTACATAACCAGAAACCCCATAAGCACTTAACTCTAGGTCTCCTGATGTTGCAGTTGTATTTGTTGCATTATTTTCAATCTTACCAGCAGTTCCATCATAATGTCCTGTGCCTGCAAGATTAATTGCTACAGTATCCGATGAAGCACCTTTGAATTGTATTTGAACCCAACCTGTGTTATCGTCAGCAGTACCTTGTACTAACGCCCACCATATTCTAGTGATATCTAGCATAGCGCCGTTAGCGTGTCCTGCCAAACCACTTGCGTCTAGTATGTTTGAATCAGCAGTAGTGTTATCGTTCATGTTTACTAGAACAGTAACTTTACCACCAGCAGCACCACTACCTGTTGCAATCTTTGTATCTTTTAGCGTTCTTGTTGCAATAGCCATTTTTTATTCCCTTACTTTATTAGTTCGTTATCAATATAATTCTCAATGTCATCACTTTCGACACCGTGTTTTTTCGCAGCAGTTTCAATAATACCTTGAATCTTATCTACAATAGGATCAGGCGTATTATTAATCATACTATAAACATCATTTATAGCACCTTTCATTACAGGAGATAACTTTTTATATTCGTCTCCTAATTCAGGTTCACCGTTCCTG